AAAGTGAGGGAAAATTTGAGCTGAGTGCCTAAAAATAGGTATTGAGAGCAGATTTATCCAAAATCAAAGTGGCGAAATTCGACTTTACATTACTTTACAAAAACTTTACAAAATTTTACACCGTTTTAAAAACCTTTTAAAAGCCGTTTAAATCGTGCTTTTTCTTATGTGTGCCACGACTCGTCCCACGACGGTGCAGTTTTTTAATTTTTGTCCCTTTATCGCGATCGGCTCGTATTTTTCATTATCCGAAATTAGCGTTATCGCCTTTGTTACCGGGTTTTTTTCTAGTCGCTTTACAAACGTATCCCCGTCATACTTTACCGCATATATGTAGCCGCTGACCACCTCGCTTTCATTCTTTATAGTTCTTACGAAAAGCAGTTCCCCATCGGCTATTTTAGGCTCCATACTATCGCCGCGAGCGTTTATGATATGCACGTTGGACAGGTTGCCGCTGATACCTAAAAAATTGCGCAGGAAGTTTTCTGCAAACTCCATAGTGGTCGGCGCTTCATCATAGTTTACCGCTCCTTCGCCTGCGCTGGCGTAGGTATCTTCAAAATATGGTATAGCTATAGTTTCATTTTCTCCATCTTCTTCATCGGCATTTTTGTTTTTAAGGTTAGATGGACCAATGGACAGATTTTTATGATTAATGGACACATCGCCCTCTTGACTAATGGACTTACTAATGGACAAATTTTCGTTTGTTAGCTCTGAGATATCAATATTAAAAGCATTGGCCAACTTTTGTAAATTTTCTCTAGTGGGATTTTTTGAGGTTTTTTCACTTTCATATAGTTGGATGGTAGATTTTCCAACTCCTGATATTTTGGCTAGCTCATCTTGAGACCACTCTCTTTTTTTTCTTAAAAACCTAATATTATAAGCTAAATCCATGTATTACCCCTTGACAAGCCTAATAGATTAGGCTATAATTACAAACATATTTAGAAAGATAATATCTATAAAAAGATTAAACTTTTCTAAATGTTCTTTGAAATCTTATTGTTAAGCGGATAAATTACCTTATAAGGAGTTCGCATGCAATGCACTAAAGAAAAAGATAAGACCTTGGATACGATAAAAGAGCTAGTGGCTATCATAGATAAGCACTGCGATGAGTCAAAAACAAACGACCAAGCGAGGATCATTAAGCTTTTGGCGGCTTATTATCGAATTTCTCTTGTTCAAGTGAGCTGAGATAATCGCCTATTTGTTTATAAACATCCAGTATTTCTTGCGTCGCTTTATTTAGAAAGCCGGACTCCGGCTTTCTAACTTGAAAAACGATCTTTGTGAGCTCGAGTTGAATTTCTTCTTTGGTCATTTGTAAGTCCTTTGAGTTAAATTTCGCTTGGTCGCGAAATAATGATACCAGAGGGCTTACAAATATCCGCTTAACAATAAAATTTGATTAAAAAGGAGTAAAAATGCCAGGATATAGGGTAAAACCGGTCGCAAAGGCCGTAAAAGAAAAGCTAAAATACGACCTAAAAGACTATTGCGCGATGAGAGGCCTAAGCTTAAGCAGCTTCTACAAAGGCTACATAAGCCAAAAAGCCAAAAAAATACTCGAAAAAGACGGTATCAAGGTAGCATAATGTGGGTAAATTCTAAACAAGCCGCGGAGATTTTGGGTGTAAAATATGACGCCTTGGCAAAGAGCGTTAAGCGTGCCGAAAAAACAGGCAAAAAATTTTGCACCATTAAACCTAATATATTAGGTTTTTCCTACACCGACGGTATCGGCCGCGGCGGTAAAACTCTCCAAATTTGGATCGACGACGACCTGATCAACAGTAAAAACAGCGAAATTTCACGGGCGGACAAAGCCTCCGCGGAAAATTTGGTTAATACCGCATCCGTCCGTCCGCTAAATTTCACTAACGGGGAGAGCGATGGAGACATCTATGCAGATACTAAGTTGGACGCTAGGGATAGTGTTGATATTTGGAGCGGCAACGGTGGCGTTTTTGGCGCTGGCTTCGCTAATACAGGTGATCGACGAGATCAAAAGCAGACGCAAATAAGTCAAAACGAAAGGATGAACGATGGAGACATACCCCGAGTTGCTAGCGCAGATGCTTACGATACCTGCGCCGATAGCGAGACTAATAGATCGCCGTTGCCGCTTTGGCAAATCAATGAGCAAGGAGAAGCAAGCGCATATATCAAAGCGCATGCTGGAGATGGGCTACACCAATGTGAGGGTAACCCCGTATACGAGCTACGGTTTCAGACCGGGAGCGAGAGCGAGAGCCAAAGAGGCGCAAACGGCATAGCCGTCAAAGACGAGGCAATAGAGTGCGAGGTGGTAGAGCAAGGCGGGTTAAATTTAAGTGGCGCGGGCGGAGTAAATTTGCCCGCTACCCTTTGCTTGCCCCAAACAAAGACCGACGCGCAGATTAGGGTCGAACTCTCAAAAACCAAAAAAGGCCTTGAAGCCCAGCAAAAAGAGATGATCCTAAAAGAATACGCAAGAGCCAAAGCCAAAGGGGTAAAAGTAGTCCAATTTATAGAATACATCAACTCCAATAGGATGTACTGCATAAATTTGACTCAGAACAAGCTATTTGCGTGGCAAAGAGCATATGAAGCCGAGGGCATAGAGGGACTCGTAGACGGTCGCACCTCGCACAAAGAAAACCAAATAGAGGCTTACGGGTTAGAAGATAAGTTTATTGAGCTAATCTTCGCCTCAAACAAGCGCATAGATGCGGCGGCAATCTGTCAAAAGCTAAACGAATATCTAGCCGTAAAAGACGCGCTAGACGTCGATTTGCTAGCTAACACCTACGCAAAAAGAAAGACTCCTATAACCGTGAGCGCCGTACGTCGTCGTATAAAAAAGTGGCAAAACGATAATCCTTTAGCCGACGTCGTAAGAAGACACGGCGTAGATAAAGCAAGAGGCATGAAGCAGCCTGCGATCGGCGATATGAACTGGAATATCACGAGCATAAACCAGGTCGTGGAAATAGACGCCACGAGCCTTGATATGATCTGCATAAATACGACTCTAGCAAAGATGCTAGGTATGAGCGAAGACGATGCTAAGAAGCTGCAAAAGAGATTTTGCATTATCTCTATCATAGACGTATATAGTCACGTAAGAGTATATCAGATGTGCGAGAGCGAAAACTCGCTTGCAGTGCAAAGATGTCTGGCTAAATACATACTTCGCTACGGAAAGCCGGCCGTAATCCGCGGCGATAACGGCAAGGCCTTTTTGTCGGGCGCCGTTCAAAGCGCCGTTACAGAGCTTGGTATCGAGTATCACGCCGTAACGCCGTATAGCGGATGGAAAAAGCCGTTCGTAGAGAGAAATTTTGGCGTCTTACAAAGTAACTTTACGGCCGCGCTAGCCGGATATATAGGGAGCTGCGTCGCTGAGCGCGTAGGACTTGAGGGGTTATACGGCAAGGCCGATAAAAGAGTCAAAAAAGGCGAAAAGACCCGCCTAGAAAACCTCATGAGCCTAGAAGAAGTAACCGCGTTGCTTGATATGTATGCAGAGGGCACGATCAATAATACGGCTTTTGGCAAAGATAAAAAGCTGCCTAGAGAACTATACGACGAAAAAGTAGAAGAAGCCGTATATATGCACGAATACGAGGTTATGGCCCTAGTCGGAGGCATAAAGACCGTAAAAGGCGGCAATAAAAAAGGCATCCAGTATCTGGGCGATACGTACGTGTTCTCTGGGCTGTTTAGATATAGCCAAATTTCGTTTTCAGTAAACCTAAATAACACCTCTCAGCTATTCGTATTTAACGAAAAGCGCGATTTTATAGGTATGGCCGTAAACAATAAAGAAGGCGTAACCAAAGAGCAAGCCAAGGCCGAAGTAAAACTCTTTGAAAAAGAGTTAAGAGAGGCGCAAAAACGAGTAGAAAAAGCAAGAGTCGCTATGAGCAAGGACAAGGTAGGAGTAATCAAAGTATCTTACGAGCATCTGCCTCGTGCTAAATATCCTATGCCTAAAGCAGCAAACAACGCAGTAGGCGAGATGATAAAAACTCAGGCCGAAAAAGCGGCAAATTTAATGAGAAACGGCCAAATAAGCGACGCAATGTTACAAAACGTCGCTAAGCCTAAAAGGGAAAAGAGAAGCGGCGGATACGTCGAAAATATGATGCGAAAAAGAGCCTAAATTAAAGGCTTTTTAAAGGCGTTAAATGCGCATTAAACGTGTTTTTAAACGCTTTTAAAAAACCTTAAAAAATCTAAAAAAGGAGCGAAAATGGATCTAGAACTCGTAAGATCCGAGTTAAGAAGCTTTATCGAGCAAACCTCGACTTCTCAAAGCGCCGTAGCGCGCGCCATAGGGGTAAGTCCTACTCAGATAAGCCAGTTTTTAAACGGGAAATATCCGGGCGATAATGAAGGCCTCGCCTCGGATATAGTAAAAGTGATGAGAAATCATAACCAAAAAGCGCTTAAAAAGAGCAAAGAAGCGGCAGCGGACGAAGAATTTGCGCCGTATTTGACTCATGATTTTTCAAGCGCGATGTTCGTCATAGACGATACCATAGAAGATCGCGAGATGGCCGTCGTCTACGGAGAACCCGGTACCGGCAAAAGCGTAATAATGAAAGCCGCAAAGCAAAAGTATCCTAACGCCGTGCTTATAGAGGCTACGCTAAACACTAACGCCGCGGCGTTCTTGGACGAGCTGCTGCTAAAGCTAAATTTGAGCGTATCTGGCAAAAAAGCAAGCGATAAGCATAGGGCTATCGTCGACTTTTTAAATAAGCCCAATACCGACAAGGTGATCTTGGTCGACGAGGCCGAGCATCTAAGCGTAAGAAGTCTTGAAGATCTACGCCGTATTTATGATTTTACGGGAACCCCGATCGTGCTATGCGGGACATATATCCTCATCAAAAACCTACGCGGCAAAAACGGCGAGCTAAAGCAGCTATACAGCAGAATTTGCGGCAAATGGGTAATGCAAGGGCTAAGCCGCGAGGAGTGTGAGCAAATTTTTCAAAATCCATACGTCTTTAAGTGGAGCGAAAATCCCAACGGCTATGCGAATTTCAGGATCAGCGCAAAGCTATATAAAAAAGCTCTAAAGCTAGCTCGCGCACAAAACACCGAGGTGGATGAGGATACGGTGGAAGACGCTAGCGAGATGATGATACTAGGCGACGAGTAGAAAATGACGCTAAACCAGATCGCCCAAATCCTAGGCCTTAGCACCGAGCGCGTGCGCCAGATAGAGCGCAGCGCCCTAGCAAAGCTATCTCACCCCAAAAACTTCAAAAAATGGGAAGAGATCAAAGAGACGATGGCGATGATACAGCGGGACGAGGCAAGAAGGGGCGCCGGGGAAGCAAGAAGTTATCTGGGGGAGGATTAAAGGATGATACGAGGGCTAAAAGCAAATTACTCAAGGAAATTTTACGAAGTAGACGGCGAGTATATCTGCATAAAGGGGACAAAAATCGCCGTCGATACTATCAAAATTTAAGTGTTTAACGAGCCGCCCGCGGGCGGTTTGATTAAGCATTTTAATGAGCTCATACAATGCTAACAAAAATAGAAAAAGTCGAGCGAAAGCTCTAACCAAACAACGCAAGGAGACAAAAATGGAACCGCAAATCGTAAGCAAAGATGTAGACGTCCTAGTCGAATGCCTAAGAAGTCTAGGAGCGGGTATGCTGCTAAGCCAAACCGCCAATAACCTAAAAGAGGCTATCAGTGCCGTAAAAGCTACGGGCAAAGCCGCTAGTGTGAGCATAAAGCTAAACATCAAGCCCGACGCTAACTCGGAGGGCGAGATCATAGTTTTCGGTACTACGGGCGTAAATTTACCAAAAGAGCCTATCAGGACGAGATTTTATGTATCAAACGACCTACTGCCGGTGCGCAATGCACCCAACCAACTCGTAATGAGTATGTAAATTTTAAAAAGGACAGAAAATGCAAGAAGAAAAACGTAAATACGTAGTGCCTGGCATAGTGCTAGACGAGGACAAAAGAGCCATACTAAGACACCAAGACTACGGAATACCTGAAATTTTGCTAAAAGAGCCGCTTCGCAACAAATATACCGTAGACGCTCTTGACGTAGATAGCTTCGTCGATCTCGTCAATGAATACAAAGAGCCAAACTCAAAGCTATTTTTCGACGACAAGAGCATAAAGTGCGTCGTAGATTTTAACTCTAAAGATAAAGCCGAGTTTTGCGAGAAGCGCATAAATTTGGGCTTAGGCTTTACGCCGTTTTACGAAGCCTTTACTCAGAGCGTAGGCAAAAACCTAGGTCAGCGCGACTTCGTGTTTTTGCTTAAAAGCCTATTCGTGTATATCACGGCGATCGACGGCAAGCCAAACGACAATATGGACGTGATCGAGCTAGCAGAGAGCCTGCAAGCGGTCAAGAAATTTGACAGCGTGCAGAAAAATACGAGCTCAAAAATCAGCCTAGACGTCGAGATCAAATCGGGTGCAAAAGAGACTATCCAGATGCCGAAAAACATCACTTTCACGCTACCGGTTTATGAGGCTGATACGGAAGTAAAAGGCAAATTCGAGTGCGAGCTTTTCGTAACTATCGACGAGGAGAAATTCGGCCTAAAGCTAGTGTGCTATACGGCCGAGGCTTCAAGGCGCGAGGCGCTTGGAGAGATAGTATCGAAGATCAGCCAAAGGTGCGAGGGCGTTAAGGCCTACAAAGCAAGCATAAATTGATTTTTCGGGAGCTCTGCGGAGCTTCCTATAAAGTCAAATTTAAAGAAAGGAGAATGAATGAAAGAGGTTCAAAAGCGCGTCTATGTAGCTACGCCTTACGGTGCTTTAAAATGCCAAGACGATATGAGAGACTATCTCGCTCAAAACATCGCTAGAGGCGAATGCGCAAAGATAACTCGAGCGGGATTTGAAGCCGTAAGCGCGGTGCTGGAGCTAGCAGGCAAGCTAGACGAAGCCACGCAAAGAGATCTGGCGCTGCAAAAAGGGCTAAAGATGCTTGAAGAGTGCGATCATATCTACGTCTGCGATCATCCGGACGTAAAAGACTCTAAAGGCATAGCAGCAGAGCTTGAGTACGCCAAAAAGCTAGGTCTAAGCCAGCTAAAGCTAAACAAAAACGGCTCGGCCGAGCTGGTGCTTTGGATGTAAGGTGCTAATCGTAAAAAAAGCCAAGGCGAATTTGCCCGTTTGCACGGTCTACGGGTATGTTTGCAAACTCAAATTCGCGATGAAATTTAAAATCTTAGGAGGAAAATATGGAAATAAAAAGCTTTAGCGATATAGATAATGCGCTAAAAAAGGTGTGCGAGCTAAGCGTAGGTATAGAAAAAATCAACGGCGAAGTAACGCTTGAATGCAACCGCATAAAAGAGAGTAGAAAGGCTGAAGTAGAAAGACTCGAGAGCGAGAAAAACTATATCGAGCAGCAAATCACGTTTTTTTGCGAAGAGAATAAACACGAATTCGCCGAAAAACGCTCGAAAGAATTTACGTTCGGCGAGATCGGCTACCGCCTAACCAAAAGCGTAAGCCTACCTCGTATCAAGGCCAAAGTAGAAAGCCTGCTAAAAGCGATCAAAAGCTACGGGCTAGCCAAAGAGTGCATCATATACGAGGAAAAGCCCAATAAAGACGCTCTAGCGGAGCTAAAAGACGAAGATCTCGTAAAGCTAGGGCTAACAAGAACGGTAAAAGATAGCTTCCGTATAGTTCCTAAAATAGAGAGTTTGGAGGTAGGAAAATGAAAGAAAGCGTATTCCAAGGCCTGTGGCACAACTTTAAGGGCTTAAGGGACGATAAAAATAGGCTTTTATCTAGATTCGTAAGGCGAGCGAAACTAAGAATTCGCGTTAAAGGGCTTTAAGCCCTTTAAAATGCGTTTAATTCGCCGTTAAACGTATTTTAAAAGGTTTAAATTTTTGAAAGGAGCAAGTATGACGAACGAACAGTTTGACGAGATCAAAGAGCTACTAAAGCTCTATAGGAAACAAAAAGGCACGACTATAAAGAAGTGCAAAGAGGAGTTTAGCGAGCGGTTTTACGGCGCTTTTTTGGAGTATCAGGACGCGTTTTGCAAATATACGCAAGAGGCGAGCTTGCAGCAAGATCCGCCCAAGTACTATATCGACTCGCTTTGCGCTATGTCCGTAGTCGCTATCAATGCGGGGCGCGAGGGTTTTTTCTGCCATATAGGCTTTTACACTATCACCACAAATATAAGATATATTTTCGACGAGATAGCCAAGCGCGGACTAAATCCGCACGAGTGTATGAAAAAATTTATAAAGGAGGAAACATGCTAAGTTTTTTTACTTGGGGGCTGATACTAAATTTTTATGCCGTGGTCATTACTACTGGCTTGCTGTGGGCGATAAAAGCCAAAAGAGACGAGAAAAAGGATAAGGCTACGGCAATGTCCGGAATCGTCGCGCTTACTTTGATACCTTACGTGATGGCCATTATTTGCCTATTTTTTATCATCGAGCTTGCCGTCTGCAAATTCGACTACGAAGAATATAAAAAGCAAAATCGCAAGGAAGACTAAAGGGTTTTAAGCCCTTTAAAGAGCCTTTTAAACGACATTAAAGGCTTTTTAAAAGGTTTAAATTTAAGGAAAAACAATGGCTATTTTATTATCAGTAAAGCCCAAATTTGCAGACATGATACTCGACGGCACAAAACGAGTAGAATACAGAAAGGCGTTAGCGTCCGTCGCTAACGACAGGATATTTTTGTACGCCACGGCGCCGATAAAAAAGGTAGTCGGCGAGGTAAAAGTAAAAAGAGCCGATAGATGCGAAAACAAAGAAGCGGTGTGGGCTTGCTATTTGGACTGCTCTGGAATTACCAAAGAAGAATTCGACGAATATTTTAAGGATAAAAAATATGCTTCTTGGTATTTTTTAGAAGAGCCGATCAGATACAAAAAACCTCAAAACATAAGATATTTCGGAGTAAAAACAGCTCCTAGAAATTTCGTATATCTAAAGGATGCAAATGCCTGAACCAGCTCCCGGTATCGCAAAATACCAGCTCGTCCAAAGGCTAGCCAAATACGGCATAGAGGGGATCATCGATACTAAGCTTCTAAAATGGGCAAAGATAAACGGTATAAATTTGCATTTCGTCTTTTCTCACCCGGCGGCAAAGCAAACCTTCGAGCTAAACAAAGAAAACATCAAGGCTAGGCTAAGAGAGTTTTGGGCGGATAACCTTGCCGCGATCAAGGAGGCGGGCATCATGTTTCGCGACATAAGCTGCGAGGTCATATACCGCCTGCCGCGCGATACAAAAGCCATGCAAGAAGAAAAGAAGCCATACGAAGAGCTAAGTAACGGCAGCTTTGAAAACAGAGCCAAAAGCCCGTCCATAAGGCTAGGCTTTGAGCGCATAAGAAAGCATATAATCGCCGATCTAGAAAGCGGCAAAAGCGTATACGCTGGAGACGCGATATGAAATACCACAGATTCTACAAAACCGCGGCGCAAGCGCTTCGTAGCCTTGACGTCCACGTGGACGAAGCCGTGGAATACTACGGCGGCCGCGACGTGTTTAGATCTTTGGCGCAATACCGCAAAGCCGCGTGGCAGACCGAGGAAGCCGCTAGAACCGATCTTTTGACCAAGTTGCTCAACGAAACCGACAAGCATAGATTTAGGCAAATTTTAGACGGACTAAGCGACGAGAAGTTTAAGATCGCAAAGATTTATTTTTGCGGTGAGGAGTAAAAATGACCAAAAACCAAGACCTCTATAGAAAGCAACTGCTAACCATCATCCACACCAACCCGCTATATAAAGAGATAAAGCGTAACGAGGCGTGGCAAGACTGGCTAGATCTAAGATTTGGCGTAAAAAGCAGCAAGGAGCTTAGCATAAACGAGCTAAACACGGCCGTAAATATCTTGCGCGGCAAGTGCGAGGATAGACTAAATTTTACGCCGGACTACGCAGGTCGCAACCTAGCAAAGCCCGATAAAATCACGCAAAAACAGATAAAAAAGATTGAAATTTTGATAAACGAACTAGGCTGGGACGAGGCGGCAAGGCTTAGATTTTTTTATAGGCAAACGGGTTCTTTGATACCCAAGCTTTATCTGCTTGATAAAAAACGAGCGAACAAGATAATCACGGGGCTTGAGGCCGTAATCAAGACGCAAAGAGCCAAGGCTAGAGGCTAATGCGGTGGGAAAAATTTTAAAGAAATAGTAAAATACCTCTAAAAAACGGAGGTGTTTCATTTTCTGTCCATACTGCGGAAACGAAAAAACAAGAGTCGGCGCTACCGTAAAAGGGCTTGAAACCGTGCGCTTTAGGCGTTGCGATAAATGTGGCAACACATGGACAACGGTGGAGAGCGTAAAACCCAACGACGAATATCTGGAAAATTTTATCTCAGTAGCAAGGTCTCGCAGCGAGCGCTTTTGTAAGTCGAAAGATAAAGCATGAGCGTAGAAATAAACGGGCTTGAACAGATAAACCAGATGCTAAAGCGACTCGAGGAAGGCAACGCCCTATCTCAAAGCACCTTTGACACTATCGGCAATATGATCTCAAACTCCATAGAATTTGCATTTGAAAACCAAAGAAGCCCGTTTGGGCAGAGCTGGAAGCCGCTTAAACAAAGCACACTGGCCCAAAAAGTAAAAAGAGGCGGTTCGGAGCGCATACTGCGAGATAGCGGGCATCTGGCGGATAATTGGCATATAGCATCCGATAGTAAAAGCGTGACCGTCTCGAATAATAGCTCGCATAAAGGCTTTGCCTACGGGCTATCTCATCAGTTCGGCGCAAACGTGGGACGCGGACATAAAAGCAAGATCCCGGCTCGTCCGTTTTTGCCAGTAGATGAAAACGGAAAGCTGGAGCCGAATTTAGAGGAAAATATCAAGCGCTTTTTGGCTGCCGAGATAGCTAGTAAGTTAAATTGACTTTTGAGCGTAAAAGGGTTATAATAGAATCAGAAGGTCAAGTAGCTATGCGCCAGTATAAGGTAGGCGAGTGGCTTTACACGTATGGCGGTTCGAGTCCGCGCTACTTGGCTTTGAGCGGTTGATGGTCGCAATGTAGTAGCGAGGGCGTTAACCATACGCCATATTGTAGGTGCAACTCCTACCGCCGCTTTATCTCTATATAGTTGTCTTTTAGGCTTTCGACTTTATCTACTTTACCTATCGTTACCATATAGTTCGTTACTTTAAATTTCTTTAAAGCGTAGTTTAAATTTACTATTATTTTGTTGATTTTCTCGGCATCTTCTTTATCGTCAAACCAATAAACCAAATTTCCCTCATTGGCATCAAAACTAACATTCTTTGCTTCGTAAAGCACGTTTGGGATTTGTCTGATCTCATCGATGCTTAAGGCTTGATTATACGCTTTTTTTCGCGACGGACGGATATGTAGTATCGATTTTTTATCTGCGGCTATAAAACTATCGGCTAACTCTATGCCCGCAATCTCAAAGATCCTTTTTGAAACATAAGCATCTATCTTTCCGAGCTGAAACGCTTTTATAGGGCTTGTCTTATCTTGCTTTACTAAAAGCTCATCCACGGCTTCATCTAACCCCTTTTGCCAAACATATAAATTTCTATCCCGCTCGTAGTTTTTAAGATCGTTTTTTACGATATTTTTTAGTTCGCCGCTTAAATTTTTAGCTTTTTGCGCTAGGACGTTATCTAGGCTCTGGGCGCTTTTGCCCGGATTATATGCCCAGTCCTTACTAGCTACGTTTAAAGGCGTGCCGGCATAGGGCTTAAATCCGTAGCTTTGCATCTCGCTTTGTGTTAGTACCTGCACCTGACACCTACATCCCCAGTCGTTTGGCGGGTAGTTTTTCTCCCAAAATTTATGCGTTTTTGGTAGGATCATGCCGTGCAGCTTAGCGTGACCCGGCCTTGTGCGGCGATCTAGTACGGCCTTATAGCGGAAGTATTCGCCCGCACTACCCATCTGGCTTTCATATCTTGCCTTTGCTACGCTTACTCGCATGTTGGTCTCAAAAATCCGTTTAAGCCGCCTGGAACCCACGTAAATTTGCTTTGCTTCTCCGGTTTTTGGATTTGTTACGCTTACGTCTCCTAGCCAGCCTTTCTTTGCTAAAACGGGTTTTATGCTATCTCGCCATTCCCCAAAGCCCTGCCCCTTTTTATAGGCCTCGCTAAGGCTAGTTTGTATATCCGAAAGTAGATCTATCCGCGCGATCTTTGCTATGGTAAAAGCTCTACTATGAGCCTCGTGCATGATCTCGTCGTAATCGAAGTGAAGCTCGGGCGTGCGGGCGGCGAGAGCCTTGACGACGTTTACGGGCTCGGCAAAAAATGAAAAACCGACGCTACTCATCTTCATATCCGTAAATTTCGGCGTTTGATATGGCGTTTATCATCGCGTTTTCAAGTAGCGCCAGATCCATGCCCTCATACATCTCGCCTAGCTTTTTAAAGGCTTCTTCATAACTGCTCGCATCTTTTAAAAGCTTATTTAACGAGCTTTCGATCTCTTTTAAAATCTCTTTTTCGGATTTGTTATATTCTTTGTTCTCAAGCGCGGCGTCGATATTGTCAAGGGGTAAATTTTGCCTTTGAGCGTTTTTCGATACGCCTTTCTTGTCCTGATTTTGCGAAATTTGCGCCTCTGCTTCGCCTTTAAATTTAAGCCCCTTGATCTTAAACGCCGTTTCCATAAACTCAAGCGGGATCTCATAGCCCATGGACGTTATGCGCTCGTATACCTCGCTTAACGCGTTTTCGTCGGCTTCAAGATTAGCATCAAGCATAAATTTAAAAGGCTTCGCGTTAGAGAAATTTAGCTTTAGTGTTTCATCGATAAGCTCGTAAAGGCTAGCTGAAATTAGCATCGCGTCAAAGCGCAGTATGTCTTGCCTCACCTCGTTATGCACTTTGCCTAGAGCCTGCGTGCCGTTTATTTGCGAGTTGCCAGCTAGCACTTGCCCGGTGATACTTTTTGCTATACAGTCGTCGCAGTACTTGATAAACTCTAAAAACGTCGCTTTATCGACGTTTCCGTTTAGTAGCTCTACGATGTCCCCTTTAGAGAAAAGCCCTACGCCGTTAGCGCGCAAATTTACGGCTGCCTCTATGATCGCGTCGCTTTGTTTTTCGTCGCCTACGCTATCTGATTTGATGACTAGCGGCGGCACCGAGAGGCTATCAAAGAAGTTCATATACTTTGATATAGCAAGATGTTTTAGCGCCGTTATAGTGACGATGCGGTACATTAGGCTTTGGGTGATGACGTCGCCGCTATCTGTGGGGTGAACGTGTATCCACATTAGATCCGCGGAGTTTTGGACGTAAATTTTATCTATACCTTGCTTGAGATAGAGCTTGTCTTCGTTGTCGGTGTTAAAATACGTCGGCGGGATATATTCAAAATCAGGCAAAATTTTGCCCTCGTCGTTTCGCCACTGCTTGATAAAAGGCGCGAACCCATAGGCGATAGCAGCCGTGCAGGCAAACAAAAACTTTTTAAATTTGATACTTTCTAAAAACTCCTGTATAAAAGCGCCTTGCGCCTTGTCCTCGCTTTCAAAAAATATCGGCAAGGCGCTTACGTAAACTTTGCGCTTAAAAAGCTCCGAGCCTATTTGCGTGTCGGTAGCTTTGAAGTATTCAAATACTTTTACGAGGCTTTCAAAGCTTCCGCCCGAGACCGCCGCGCGCACCAGATCGTAGTTTACGCCGCTTAGCACTCCCGCGGCGTCGGTTTTTTTGATGATAATTTGCTGTTTCACGTATATTTTTCCTTTAATGATTTTATGAGTTTTTGATTTCTTTTGATTACGCGGTTTAGGGCGCGGTAGTCGGCGACGGCTACGCTGGAAGCTATCCTAAAGGCCATTTCGCTAGCGTCTAGCAAGTCGTCGTGAGGAGCTTTTGGATAGGTGTCTAGCTCTTCGATTAGAAGCGTATTATCTACGTTTATTAGGATCGTGCCGTCGGTTACGTAAGGGGCTAGAGCATCGAGCCTTAGCTCTTTTGCGACCGAGTTTTTCAGCTCACAAACGCTCAGGCTTATACCCTTTGCCGCAAACTCATCTTTTAGCTTGTCCTTGAAAAACTCCTGAAAAGCTACCGTTTCTATGGCGATTTTGATGGGTTTGCCGTAAAGTAGCAGCCGTAAATAAATCTGCATGAATTTTTCTATCATGACGTCGGGCTTGAGCTTGTATCCTTTTGTGTCTAGGTAGTATTGCTTATCTTTTTTGCCAAGCACCGCAAGCCCGAAATAATCCCCTCTAGCCTTACCCATCGCAGGATCAAGGCCGATATAATATGCGTCGCAAACTGGCATCTCCTCATAGGTCTTGTAACCCGAAAATATCGCCCCGTCGCGGCTTAGCGGCTCGTTTTGGTATTCGGAGTAAAAGCTTTCTTTGTCGTCGAAAAACTCGGCGAGCACACCGCGCTTATCCATGTTATCATCATCTAAGACCATGTTTGAGATTTTGGCTTTTGATACATTATCTTTGTTTAGCTCGTCGATATTGTCCGGAAATTTAACCACCATCGGAAAATTAAAGCTAGTAAACGCGCTTAGCTTTTTTATGCGCGCTAAAAGCCCGTCGTGATGAAGCCTCGTGCCCACTACGATAATGTTAAAACTCGCATCGTAGCGGCTAGGCAGCTTTAGCACGGCCTTTCTAAACCATTTATAAAGCTTTTCTCTTTGGGCCAAGCTCTCTACGTTTTCGTCGTTTTCTATATCGTCGGCGATGATGATATCAGGGCGCTTGCCTAAGAAATTCGTACCTCTTATCTTTTTGCCGGCGCCGAAAAATTTAAGCTTTTTGGGCTTTTTGTCTACTAAAAAGATAAACTCATCACTCTTCCACTTACCCGCTATCTCTATTTTAAAGTCGTTTACGAGCTTGGCGTTTTCTTCGAGCTCGACGCGCAAAGTATCGCTACTTTCTACCGCGATGTCGATCGTAGAGCTAACTACTATGCCGTAGCTCTTTTTGTCCGTGAGCAACAGCCAAAGATTGTATAACCGCGTGATAAGGGTCGTTTTTGCGCCGCCGCGATATGCTTCTATGAGGATATGGCGGCACTTGGCGCATGTGCTCTCAAGGTCCTTATAAACAAAGCTTCTAAATTTTGATTTGTCGTTAAATCTATCGTTACCCTCAAGTCCTATTTGATGCGGAAAATAAGTCAGCACGAAAAATTTAAAATCGTTTTGCGATCTTTTACGCCTATTTTCTCCCTGATCGTCTATAATGTTCGGCAAAGATTTGAGATATGCCCTTAGCTCTTTCAGCTCCATTTGTAAAAATCCTTTTTAAAAGCGTTTAAACCCCTTTTAAAATCGTTTAAAAGGTTTGCGTCTATACCTTTGCTAGCCTTGGGGTTAAAAACGCCTAGAAACGTCGCTTTTTTCATTTGTCGTTTTTTACTACGTTTGAGATAATAAGATCGGCATTTTCGCTAAGCCACTGCGCCACGTCCGTTTGTTTGTGCGACAAGGCGAGCTTAGCTACCGCTTCCAGCGTCTTTTTCGCGGCGCTTACGGCTATATCCCTCGGGTTTATTTGGCGCGGAGCCTTGATGCTCCAATAAGTTTTTGCGAATTTATGAAGATTTTCGATATGCTCCGGGCTTAGCTCTCCGGCGTCTTTTAAAAATTTCTCGTAATTTTCAATGAGACTATTTACAAAAAGCGCCTCTTTGTTTTCGAGCTCATCCTCGCTTCTTAAATTTGCCAGTTTTAGGCCGTCCCAGTCGATGCCTTTTTTAAAATCCGCTTTTTTATGGTAGTAGAAGGTTTGGCGCGCAATATTTAAAGCGGCGCAAATTTCATCTACGGTCTTTCCTTGTATATACAGCTCTTTTATTACGTCTTTCATTTTTTTCACGTCCGTTTTTTTACGCAAACTATAACGCAAAATTTTTTTACAAGCACTCCAAATAGCGGGTATTTAGAGTGGTTAAATTTTAAAAAAGCCATAAAATGCGAGGCAAGAAAACCCAAAAAGGAGCGAAATGACAGAGCTTGAAAAAAGCGTGGTAGCGCTTGAACTAAATAGCTTGCAAGACGGAAAGATAAAAATCAGCCCCGCCGGTCAGCAGGTTATGGGCTACGACGGCCGCGTATTTAACATCGACGCCTCGTTTGTGGTAGCCAATACCAAAAGCCAAAACGTAGATATCTTGCTAGATAAGGATCACTACGACGGCGAAGCGATGGGGTGGTTTGACGTAAATTCGCTTGAAGCTAGAGACGACGGGATTTACGCGAGTTTGGAATTTACCGAGGTGGGCAAAGGACTAGTAGATAAAAAATTATATAGATACTTAAGCCCGGCTTACGAGGTTAATTACCGCGACAACGGAGTAAGAGAGGTGGTGAGGATCGCAAGCGTGGGGCTTGTAAATCGTCCAAATTTGCTAAATAAGGCACTAAATAACAAAGGAGAAGAGATGCCCGAAAACAATTCCGAGCTAGCCGCAAAGCTGGCCGAACTAAACGAGAAAAACGCGACTTTACAGGCGCAAGTAACCGCAAAAGATAAAGAGATAGAAGAGCTAAAAGCAGCGCTTGATACCGAGCGCAATAACGCTAAAGCCGCGCGAATAGAAAGCGCCATAAAAAACGGCGAACTTTTGCCTAATCGCAAAGAGATGGCTATGGCGCTCGAAGGCAATGCGCTAGATAGCTTTATGGAAGTTTCAAAAAGCGAGGCTGCAAGCGTGCTTAAAGAAAAAAGCTACGAGAAAAACAAAAAAGAGGGGCTTGATATCGATCCAGACGTCAAAGCTCAACTAGGTCTATAAAAAGGAGAAAAAATGCCAAGAAGAGTACTTGATGCCGCATATATGGAGTCGGTTTCAAAAGGTTTTAAAACAGTATTTAACGATGCTTTAAATACGCAAAATAGCGATTATTTGAAAGTCGCTACCGAAATAAGCGCAAATACAGTAACGGTCGATTATTCGTGGCTAGCGGATATGCCTAGTATGCGAGAATGGGTAGGAGATAGGACTCTAAACGAGCTAGCGGCATGGAACTATACCATCTCTAAAAAAGATTGGGAATCATCGATAAAGGTCAAGCGCGACGTCATCGAATACGATAACCTAGGCATCGTAAAGCCTCGCATCATAGATCTAGCCGCCGCGGTACCGGAGCACTACAACTCTATGGTGTTTGGTCTACTTGAGTCAAACGGCGACTGCTACGACGGCAAGAAGTTTTTCGCCGCCGATCACCAGGTAAAAGGGCAAAATTTTTCAAATTTGAGCAATTTGGAACTAACCGAGGAAAACTACGAAAAAACGGTAGCCGAGATGGGCAGGCTTATCAAGGATAACGGAAATCCGCTTCGCATAAAGCCAAATCTCATCGTAGTGCCGCCTGAGCTAAAAGCAAAGGCTAAAGAGCTATTTTTGGCCGAGAAAAAGACTGGCGGCGGCAGTAATCCTCTCTATAAAGAGGTCGAAATCCTCGTGTGCTACGAGCTAACCAAGAAAAAAGCGTGGTACTTGCTAGATACTTCAAGGGCAGTCAAGCCTATCGTACTTCAGAAAAACAAAGAGGCCGAATTCGTCGCTCAAGATAAGCTAGATAACGAAGCGGCATTTATGAGAAAAGAGTTTAGATACGGCATAGACACCGAAGATAACGCGGGATACGGCCTATGGCAAATGGCGTATAAAAACGCGCCGACGGAGTAAGGAGCTGCAATGGGCAACTATGAAAGCTTTTTGAAAACCAGGGGTGCCGCGGAAAGCGACGAAACAAAAGAGGAAAAAGAAGCTGCGAATTTGGACGATACAAATCCATCCGAAGCGAGTCAAGCGAACGACGATACGCAAAATTTGACGGGCCCGGACGGCGATCCGGAGCAAAACGAGAGCGGCAACGATGCCCCGTCTGCTCCAGCCGCCGATCAGAGTAAAGCAAATGCCAAAAATAACAAATAAGGAACCCGCCGTAAGGCAGGGCTTTAGTTTGGTCAAGCTTTTGGAAAGCTTGCCGCAGCGGGGGCTTGGCCCACGCGAGGAGTAAAAAATGGAGATGGCACAAAAGCTGGAGCTAAGGGCAAAGCAAAGCCTGCAAAATCCAAATGAGATAACGTCTGAACTAATAGCGCGCTGCGTTACGGATGCGCAGGAAGTTTGCAAAGGACGCGAGGTGCCCTATTTCGCAAAAGAGGACTTTGCCTACATTAGGTTAAAAATTTATCTCAAAGCAGTTCTTGACGAGCAAGATCTACTGCTTTTAGAAACGGCGCAAAAGGCTATCAAAAACTCTCCTTTCGTAAACGACGCAGGAGAGCTTAGCTCGGCGAAATTTTACAAAAGCAAGGCAAGAAAGGATGTGATGTGAACTCGCTAAGCGAACTAGCCGCAACGCTAAAGAGTGAATTTGGGCTACTTGAGCTGCCAAGCCTCGAAGCCCTTGTGCAAAACGGCGACTATCTCGTGTTTGAGGGGCTTGAGAGCGTAAACGACATAACCGATAACGCGGTTTTTAGCGTCATCGTAGCTAGAAATTCGCTTAATGCCGATAAAAGCGGCGTGCTAGATAAAATCGACCGACTAAGAGGCGAGCTATTTAGATTCGGCGCTAGGTACGGCGAAAAAGTTATGTTTGGAGCAAAGGCTGCGTTTGTAACCAATACGCTTTACTGCGTAAGAATGCAAATCAAATTTAAAATCATAGGCTTCACGGAAGCATAAAGGAGACAAAAAATGGCACAAGAAAAAGTAGCGAGACTTGCCGTAGCTACGGTAAGCTTCACGCCTCAAGGCGCAAACGAGAGTATCACGCTCGGCTATCAGCAAAGCGTAAGTCTAAATAGGACCATCGAAAAAAAAGAGCTACTCTCAAACGACGAGAGTCTGGGGGAGACAGTGATGGAGCTTGAGACTAAGGCTGAGTACAACTTTAACACCGAAATCGGCGACATAAATATCGCAAATTTGGCGCTCTGCTTCAAGGGCGTAGTAGAGGACGTGACGTACGCCGCAGCGGGCAAATTTTTCAACGGCAAGACCATCAAGGCCGACACCGAGCAAATACGAATCGGCGATCCGGTTCTCAAAGACGGCAAGATCTACACCGCTACCGAGAATATGGCGGCGGGCAGCTTCACGACAGACAAGTGCGCCCCGAGGATATATCCTGCAAAGTTCAAAAGAATCGCGCCGCAAAAACTAGCCAACTCTCTTGGCAAAATCATCGTCGAGGGTAAAAACCTAGCCACCGACAAGGCTCAAATTTTAGTCATCCCGCTAGTTAATCTCAGCTTTGAGGGCGACGTGAGCGTAAGCGGGACCGATTTTGCCAAGCTTAGCCTAAAAGGCAAGGTGTTAAAGGCGGCGGGGGAAGAGCGATTTAGCTTTATGGACGGCGAGTAAATTTAGCGGCTTGTCTCGCTTCGCTATATGTCGTTAGAAATTTCGCCGAAGCTCGGTTACGTATTATATATACGCGCCCTCGCTCGGCTCATTTCTGCCTCGTCTAGCTTAACGATACTTCGCCCTAGTTTTTTGCATGGGTAAAACGCCCTTAATAAACAAAATTTTAAAAAAAAGGAAAAAACAATGAAAACACGCTTTCCGTTTGAGATAAACATCGACGAAAACAAATTCAAACTCGAGTACAGAGAGCTCAAAAAGAGCGAAGCAAGAGATCTGGTAGGAGAATTTGCAGAACTAAAAAAGCAAATAGACGCTAGCGACGCGCTCAAAAGCGAGATAGCTTCGCTTGAAGAGAAAAAGGAGATCAAAAAGGATATAGCCTCTACTCAAAGCGGCAAAGAAAAAGCCAAAACCATGCAAGAGGTGCTCGCGCTCATCGAGCAGATAGAGGCAAAGCGTGCGGAGCAAAAAGAGCTAGCTAACGCTTCTATCGATCTTGACGTAGCGGCAAAGAAGAGGTTTGATCTTACTCTTGGCGGAGAGGACTTGGAGAAATTCAAAGCCGAAATCGAGGATAAAGGCCTAAGCTATCTATCGGTTATGGGCGCCATTGACGCCGCTATAGAGGCCGAGCGTGTAAAAAAGTAGAAAGGATGCTTGCCTGCGTTGAAGCTAAGATGAGCCCGGACGAGTTCGGGCTTGATTATTACGAAGCACTTATGCTTCATGGACTTCAAACGGCAAGCGTGGTAAAGCGAGACTTTAACGGCGGATATTTTGAATGCGAAACGATCGTTTTAAAAGCTTTTTGCAAGCGTTTTAAAATCGATTTTTTATGGATGTTTGACATTTCAAAGGCATTTAATAGGATTTTAAACAAAAAGGATTAAGGGGCGAAACATGAACTATAAAGATAAATTTTTAGCTTTTTTTGTGTCGTCCATCATTTTTGCCGCTGCGACTAGTAGTGTAACCAAGCCTACTATCAAAGCGTTACCCGAGCTTAAAACGTCCGTGAGCGCATATGCTACCGCTACCGTTATCGCAAAAAGCAAGCAACCTAACAAAGCGTATTTGATCAACCCTAGCATCTTAGCTCCTTTCGTTTTTCTATATATATTTTACCACAAAGTAGCCAACTATGTCTAGAAATAACGACGTAAATATCACCATAAGTATAAACGGCGATACGCACAACCTAAGGGCGGCCAGAGAGGACGTAAACGCCCTAGGGCGCAGCCTAAATAACACCGACACTATCGCAAACGCCTTACGTAGCTCTTTTGGTAAGATAGCCGCATCGGTAGCTAGTATAGGAGCCCTAGCTGTTGGCGTCAAAGAGCTTGCGGCTTCGGGCATCGAAGCAAACCGTAGCTTTGAAAACCTAAAAATTCAACTAACCGGCCTAATCGCCGCAAACTCCTCAAACGTAAGTATGATGGGCAAGACTCTCGATGCTCATACCAAATGGAATATGAGCATGAAAGAAAGCGAAGGCATCTTAAAAAAGCTAAACGAGACCAACGCCAAGACCAAATTTACGCTTGAAGAGATCACGGGTGCCTTTAACATGTTTTATGCTACCTCTGCGGGGCAAGGTAGCCGCGCCAAAGCCGTGCAGGCTATGGATAGCATAGCTCTAGCCGCCCAGGCAGTAGGCAAAAACCTAGGCAATCTAACCCCAATGATGGATAGCCTGGCTACGGGCACGGTAGTAGCGGCTTCCGAGATGGGCTCATTTATGAAGATCGTCGGCCTCACAAATGAAGAGCTAAAAAAGGCGAGCTCTGAGGGCAAGGTCTACGATCATATCATAGAAAAATTATCAAAGTACAAAGAACTAAGCGCCGAGGCGGCTAAGGGCTACGAAGTAGCGCTCGGCTCTCTTAAAAATGAACTCACCGAGCTCACTAGAGAGCTAACTAAGCCGATGTTTGACGTACTAACTTCGGGTATTGCCTCTTTTTCAAATTTCGTAAAAGAAAACAAGACCACGATCATAGAGTGGGCGGGGTATATCGGGGAGACCGTAAAACACCTAGGCCTGCTTGCCGGAGCGTTTGTAGCCGTAAAGGGCGCCGGTATACTTTGGGGCGGCGCATTGTCTCTTTTACAGGGAGGACTTGCGGCTATAACCGGCATGCTGCCTATATTTACGAGCTCGCTTACGGCTAGCCTTACTGCTGCCGCTGCCCTTCAAACCGGCCTTACAACGCTAAATAAAGCATTCGCCACGCTTTTGCCCGTAGCTACGATCTATCTCATATACGAAAGCATAGACGCCATAAAGGCGCTAAACGGAAACCTCGAAGAGGGAGCAAATAAGCTAAATAGCGTACAAAAATTTATCTATAACTTCCTCGACGCGTTTGCCACTCAGCTTCAAATAGCGCAGATGAAGATATATCAGTTTGTAAACGATCTAAAAATCTTGGCGCTAAAAGCAAAACAGTTTTTCGCCGAGCTAGACGACAACTACAACCCTTTTTCGGATGGCGGCGGTGCGGAAAAGATAAAAGGTCAGATAAGGCTACTAGAAGAATACAACAAAGGCTATCAGGGCCTAATAGAGCAATATAAAAAAGATAGCGTAAAAAGGCGCTTGGGGTTAGACGGATTTGAAACGCGAGAAGTAGACGGACAAATAACCGTCATCAATAAGAGCGCAAAAGAGGCTAAAGCTAGCGTGGACGAGCTAAAAGACGCCGTAAATTCTCTACCGGGCGCCGCAGGCAGCGACAAAGCCAAAGAAAAATTCGGAAAAACTCAAATTTTAAAAGATCTAACCGACGATTTAGAAGAAGCTAAAAAGCTTTTGGCGGATCTAAAGCGCGAAAACAAAGACGAAACGCTCATAAAGCGGGCTGAAAAATATATCGAGGATCTCGAGTATAAAATCAAAAATTTCTCTAAAAGCGCAAATATAGCCGTAACCGATACGGGAGCCCTAAAGAATGCGCTCAAAGATATAGCCGAGGTAAATTTCACGGATATAGAGAAAAAGACTCAAAGAGTGATCGACCGCTATAACGAGATGCTAGGCCTTGGCGTAGGCCGCCAAAAAGCGAGAGAGTATCTAAACTCTAGCCTTGCACAAATATCAAACGAGCACCTAGCCGAGATTGAAAAAAGCGAAAAAGAGACGCTCGAAAAGCAGCTTGCGCTTAGAAGCGAGTACTACACGGCCATCGGAGACAAGGAAAATGCGTGGCAAATCAAAAAAACCGAGCTAGAGAAAAAATATCAAAATCTGATCTTTGAAGACGGCAAAAAGATAACCAAAGAGCAACTCGACAAGCTCCTAAAGATGGAAGAAAAGACCTTTTTACAAGGCTCAAAAATCGCTAAAAACTCTTTTAAAGACATCAAAAACAGCTGGGCAGATACCGTCTCGTCTATGTCAAAGACCGTCGACGACGGTTTTTTCAATTTTTTCATAGGCAAGACAAAGTCTTTAAAAACCGCGCTAAAAGACATCGGCACAAATTTAATGCGCGATCTAATCAGCCCATACGCGCGCGTCTTGTCGCAAGGCATTTCGGGCGGCTTTGGGGCGCTACTTGGCGGCGGCTCAAATCTAGCCTCTATCGCTTCAAATCTCGGTCTAGCCAAAAACGATAGCGGCGGCTGGATAGGGTCAGTCGGCGGCACGACCGTAGAGCTTAGCAGCACGGGGCAAATTTTAAGGGGCGCGGACGCTTTGGACAAAAGCACGACGAGCTTGCTTAGCTCGGTTTCAAATTTGCAAAGCGCATACTCTTTGCTTACCAGCGGCTATACGGGCTTTATATCTAGCTTTACGAGTACGCCTGCGCTAAATGCTGCTAGCTGGCTATCTATGCACGGATACGCGGGGCTAGGTCAAGGCGTATACGGCTTTGGCACCGGCGTAAAAGGCGCTTTGACGGCTACGCAGTTTAGTAGTGCCGGCACTGCTCCGTATATGGCGGGTTCGGCATTTGGCGGGGCGGCTCTTGGATACGGTATCGGCTATCTAGGCGATAAGTTATTCAAGGCAAATACCTACGCTAGCACGGGCGGAGCTCTCGGAGGCGCTGCGGGCGGTCTGATAGCCGGTATGAAAGCTGGATCGTCGATGGGTCCTTGGGGTGCCGTTATCGGCGCCGTAGCCGGAGCTCTCATCGGCGGAGCGTTTGGTAAGAAAAAAACGACCGGTAGCGGCATTTCGGTACTACAAGACATCACCGCAGGCGACGCGCTCTCTAACCAAAACATCCGTTCATACATAGATATGCAAAAGAAAGGCTGGTTCTCAAAGAAAAGCTGGAGCGAAATGAGCGACCTAGACGATACCTCTATGAGAGAGATCGGCGCGCAGCTTCGCTCTATGGATAGGATGGCGAGCCGCGCGGGAGCTTTGGCGAGCCTAACCCTAAAATCGGGCAAGTATAGCGGCGAAAGCCTAGCAAACGAGGGCTTTGCAAAGGCGATACTTCGCTCAATGACGGGTCAAGCCGAGCAGATGTGGGCAGAGGTCACCGAAACATCGACGAAGCGAAAAGGCCTGCTAGGCAAAATTAGCGGCGTATTTGAAAAGGCTATGAAATTTAGCCCATCCTCGATCATCAACCGCATAACCAAACCGCTTGACGACGCTATCAGTAAAACGATGAACAAGGCGGGGCTGGGCGCGATAGATAATATGGCGCGCGGGTTTAGAGACGAATTCGGCAAAGCTAGCGACGGAAATATCTTTGGGCTCAAAAGCTCGCGAAAAATAGACGACCTGCTAAATTTGAGCAGAGACGAAACCAACAAAAATCAAAGGCTAGTAGATAATCCCGAGTTTTCCAGAATGTGGAAAGACTGGGAGGAACAAGCCAAAAAGGCCAACAAAAAGGTCATCGAGCTAATGAGCGAGAGCCTAGGAGCGATCGCAAACTCATATAAAAGCCTTGAGCTTTTGACCGTGAGAAATCCGATAAAACAAGTAGAAATCTCAATGCGCCAAGCCTTTGAGAGCTTTACAGACGCAGCCGAAGCGCTCAAACTAGACATTCCAAAGCAGATGGGCGGTATCGCAGACCTTAGCGTGGAGCAAATGGCGCGGGCATACCGCAAAGCCATCGCGTCAGACTTCACGAAATCAAACGTAGATAGCTTAAATTCTCTCGTAAAAGCCTACGAGGCGGCGAAAAAGGCGCAGGATGAATATACCAAAGCTCTAATCAGCTTCACGCAAAGCATAGCTCAGACGCAGGCCGGCTTTTTTGCGGCAGTTGGTCGCGATACGAACGTTTTATCTTTGCAAAACATCTACACCAAATTTCGCGCTCTAGCAGGAAGCATAGAGGGCGATCTGGGTGCTGACGAAATGAGCCGCGTCTCAAAGCTGGGAAATACGAACGATCCTAGGGTTTGGGCCCAGTATTTCTACCGCATGAGTGCGCGCGAGTTGCAAGAGTTTCTAAGTAGCGGCAACGTCGAAATGAGAAAACAACTGCTTGAGGCCGTCACCGAGTACAAAAATTTCTCTACTCAAAACGGCGGCCGAGACGTATGGCTGAAATCCCTCACGGGTTTAGAGGAAATCGTCAAACAAATCAAAGCCCTAGATCTAGCAGAGCAAGCAAGAAAGACGCTCGAAGCGCAAAAACAGCAACTCTCCGTCCTAAATTTGCAACGCGCGGCGGTAGAAAAGCTAGCCTCTATGGCGAGCAAGATCAGAGAAAACGTCATCGATAATCAAACCGCCGGCATAAACTACGCCCTAGCCTTGCAAAAAGCAAAAGCGGCGTTTAGCGCGGGTAACTATGACGCCAAGGCCTACGACGAGCTTAATAGCGCCATATCCAAGCAGGAACAAAACCTGCGAGATAACGCGGCCACATACCAAGACTACCGCTACGAAATGCTCAAACTAGCAAACGAAGTAGAAGGCATAGCCGGCGACGTAAATTTGGGCGACCTTTTGGAGCAAATCAAGAAGCTAGATAAGCTGCTAAATAGCGCAAACGATACCTATTCGCAGCAACTTGACGCGCTAAAAAAGCAAAAAGAGGCGCTAGAGCTTGATAGCCAAAACCAAATCCACGCCCTGCACGATCTGCTCGGCAAAGATAGCCCCGTAGTGGCATATCTACAAGCCGTTAGAGATGCGATCATAGCCGGCAAGGCTGCGCCCGAGTACAAAGGCGCGCCGCCCGCAAACATATCAAACGGAGCTACTACGGCAAACGGCGCGATCATAAGCTCAAGCCTGGACCGCGACATAAACGAGATATATAAAGACGTGCTGGGCCGCAGCGTAGAGCAAGGCGGACTAGATGCTTGGAAACGAAAAGCCCAACTAGAGGGGCTAAGCAAAGAACAGCTAAGGGCGCAGATAGAAGCTACAGCTAGAGCCGCTACTGGCGGCAACTCAAAACAAGACTTCGTCGAATGGAGCAAGAAAAGAGGCTACAAGCCCTTTGCCGACGGCGGCATCGTGACCAGGCCTACAAGAGCACTAATAGGCGAAGCGGGCTACGACGAAGCAGTTATTCCGCTTGACGGTAGAGGCATCAAGGTGGATATGGGCGGAGCCTTTGAGGCGCTGGCAAAAAGGCTGGAGCGAGTGGAGCAAATAGCCGCAAACATAGGAAGGGACGTAAGAGAAATGACGATGAACGCGAGACAAACTATAGACAATGGAGCCGTAAACGTAAGGAGCATAGCATGACGGTAGTAGAAAAAGTGGATCTAGCCCTAAAAGAGACCAACGCGCCAGCAGATACGATAAGGACCTTTTCAAAAGGTATGAACGTCGAGCTTGGCGAGGAGATCATATACGAGGGAGAAAAATACAAGGCCGCAAAGGCGATGACGAATATCCAGACCGAGCCGGATAAAGACATAACAAATTTCGCCCACATGGGGGCCATCAACGAAAAGGCGATGTTTGATAGGTATATCGGCACGCAAACGAGGAAAAAGGACGGGCAGCCGCTGAAATTTAAGATCGACACGGGCAAAAAGCGAGTGAACTGTTTTAGCTTTTTTAACGTCGACGGCAGCGAGATATTTGTACGTAAGGACGGCAACACGATAGCCCACAAACGCCTGCTCAACTCCGGGAGCCGTAGCTGGTGGGAGTATTTTTTCGAGTTTGGGCAAGACTACAAAAAAGACGTAGTGCTATATACGGACAAATACTTCGGCGAGTTTGATATAGAGATCACGCCAAACCGTTTAGGGGCAAATTTAGGACACTTTAGCGCGGGGCAACGGGTGCTTCTTGGCTTTACCGAGCTTGAAGCCGAGTTTGGCGTAAACGACTACAGCAGAAAACAAAAGACGGCCTACGGAGACGTATTTATCGCAAAAGGCCGCACGGCAAACTATATGAGCCTTGCGGTGGTGCTACCCACCCCGCAGATAGACCGTACGAGAGATACGCTCAAAAACCTATGCGGAGAGCTTACGACCTTTATCGGAGACGAGAAAGACAAGGGTTTCAAGAGTCTGCTAGTCTTTGGCTTTCTCAATGACTTTCGTATCAAGATCACGGGTGAGCAGTATAGCTCGCTTTCAATCAATGTAGAGGGAATAATCTAAATTTAAAGGAGAGGAAATGAAACAAATAACTAAGTTGCCTCAGCCGCCTACCACGGCCGAGCCTCAAAATTTCGATGACCGAGCAGATGCGTTCGTAGGCGCGCTACCAAAATTCGTCACTGAGACCAATGAGGTGGCGGCAGAGGCGGAGCAAACCCTGCAAACCGTACAAACGCTCAAAGAAGACGCGGATGCCTCAAAACAGGCCGCGCAGACTTCCGCTCAAACGGCTAGCGAGGCAAAAGAAGCGGCGGCAAGAAGCGCAAGCGAGGCCGAGAGTAGCGCGCAAGCGGCAGAGCAAATCAAGACGCAAACGCAAGCATTAGCAGAAGCCGCGCTAAGCTCGGCGCAAGCGGCAAGGCAAAGCGAGCAGGCCGCCGAGCAGACAAAAACGGAGCTACAAACGGCAACGAATACGCTAGAGCAGATGAAAAGCATCGTAAAAGACGGTTTCATCGACGACGACGCGCAAAGCGAAACGAAAACCTACTCTAGCAAAAAAATATCCGAGCTAAACGAGACGCTAAAGACGGACGTAGCTCAAAAACTAGACCAAACCGGTAAAGAAATAAGAACTGCGGCTATGAGCGGAGCTATGCCGTCTGCTTACGAGAGCGACCTTGCGATGTGGGATTATATGGAGCAAACGAAAGCCGCTTTTTCAAATTACGAGGCGCTGTTTTTCAAAGATTGGGCGATAGGCGTAAAGAGATCGCTTGCAGCCTATACGAATTACCCAAATTTAGACACAAAGATGAAAAGCGACTATCCTATTTCAGCCGCACAAGAGGCTACAGCCATTTTAGATGCTAGCGATAACGTAATAGCTATTACTATAAAAAGCAGTAGCAATATATACAAACGAGACGGGGCTGTGTCGTCTCTGGATACCGCCAATCCCGATGGCGTAAGCATAAGTACGGGCAATAAAGTTGGTAGCGTCGCCGGCAAATTCGTACTTTATCGATTAAACGGCGATAACGTAGCGGTGTTCGGGCTTAGCGGCGACGATAAAGTCCTGAAATATCTTTACAAAACGAGCGTCGCAGATATTAGCAGCGGCTACGTGTTCCACGATGTTTTAATAGTAAATAAATATAATGCCCCCCAAGAAGTATACAAAATCACAAACACCGGCATTAGTAAAATAACGGGCGTTTCATTGCCTACGACCACCCCGCAATACTCAGACTCAGGGCTCTATGTACCTTTCTACAAGGATTTTCTGCTCTCTAAAAACGCGCTTATTAAAGTAGACGGTACAGTCAAATCTATTCGTATTTGCGGAGATGTTTTAGGGTTTTTGGGCGGCACGCCTTACTTATTGCAGCGCATTACGCCGCTAAAAGGGGCCTATCCCAGCACAAAGGCATACCTATATGCAGTTTACGACGTTGAGAGCGGCAACAGGTGTGTTTTATTACCGCTCGATAAAGAGCCTCTAAGTGCTTATTTAGAGGACGGATACGCGTATATCGTTTTTAAGGACGGCGTTGCAAAAATCCCCGCCAAATATCTAACCGGTGCAAATTTTAAAGGAGAATAAGATGAAAGAGTATTTTAAAGCAGACGCCAAGCAGTTTGCGTTTAGGCCAAAAACTTTTAGCGCGAAACAGCAAACCGTAAGAATAAGAAACGTATCTCAAAAACAGTTTTATGGGGCGGCTAAGGACTGGCTAATAGTAAAGCTAGATGAAAACAGAGCCATAGTCTACCCAAAAGACAGTAGCGGGTATATGGACGGGCAAAACGCCAATATCTGGCTGATAAATCTAAACGAAAAAACGCTAAATTTGACTAAACCGCCCAAAACCTACCCTAGCGGGCAAGAAGAAAAACCCAAGTCTGTATCAGTGAATCTAGGCTTTTGCAAGTTAGAAAACGAGATACTAGCCTTTTGCGGCGCCAGTACCATTTCCGTCTGCGTTTTAAAAGGCGACGGGTGGGAATTTATTACGCCCAATATCTCGTTCGCCCCTAGCGCGGGGTGTTATTACGGCGGGCTAGCGTCAGGGAATGTCTTTTGCGACTATGCCGACGGAAGCCTAAAATATAACAGCGGTAGTTCGTCTAATCTCGTCGCCGGCAAAACCGTGCCTATAAGAAAAGCGCTCGTAAACGTCTCGCCAATTGTTGCGGGTAACGGCGAGACAAATTTAAGGGTTTTTAACAAAACGGGTATACAGGGGCTATTTTGCCCGGTCGATCTTGAAACGGGCTGGGTAGAGGGAAATACACACTACGCGTTTGACGGCGAAAACCTTGTTATTACGGAGTTTATACAAGACAACATTATTGAGATCAAGGAGTAGTCGATGAAACCCACCTTAAAACAATGGCTACTTGTAGCCAAAAATTTCATCATCGAGCTTCCGCTTGAGATTTTGGCCTTTTTTGTCGTGCCGATCGCGCTACTTCTCGCCAAAGAAAGCGACGATCATCTGCCGCGCTGCTTTCGCTGGTTTGAGGATGCGGACGACTACTACGACGGGCAAAGCGCCGCAATCAACGGCGACGGCGGATGGAGACGGGATCACTTCCCGCCCCCTAAAAACCGCACGTATTTCGCCCGCCTTTGCTGGCTTTTGCGCAATAGAATAGGCTATTTTAGCGTCAAATACCTCGGCGCCAAAACAAGCGAGATAGACCCCGCCTCTATAAAAACGAGCGGAGATCCGTCCGTCACGTCAAACGGCGGCGCGGTAAGCTCGTGGTGCAAAGTAGAATGCCGCCTCAAAGACGGACGCGAGCGTTTCGGCTATTACCGCACGATCAGATGGTGCAAACGGTTTTATATCCGCATTTATGTCGGCTGGAAACTGATGGACATAGCCGGCGCAAATCCCGAAAATTGGGGCGAATACACCGAAAATGGCGATAAAAAGGTGCTAAAGACCGTTTGGGCGTTTCACCCGATGAGAAAGGTCAAAGAATGAGCGCATCAATGAAATTTGCGGTTATCGCGACGGCTATCATTATCTTGGCCGTTGCCGTAAAACTACTGAAAGGAGCGTGAAATGGGCTTTTTGAATATCAAATTCCTAATATCCGCGGGCGTCGCTTTGCTGATAGCTCTCGGCGGCGCAGGGATTGAAATCTGGCGGCTAAACGGCGCGCTAAGTAGCGCGAAAGCCGAGACGCAAGATACCAAAGACAAGCTAGAAAAAGAGCAAACAAAGCTAGCGCTCAAAGAGGCGGAAAGCCAAATTTACGCGGCAAACCTCTCTGAGTGCAACTCCAAGATCTCTGCTCAAAACGAGGCCATCGAGAGTATAGCTCTAGATATGAAAAAGATCCGCCAAAGCCAGGCGGGGCTGAGAAAAGAGCTACAAGCCAAATACGAAAGTATGGAGCCTCCGCCTAGGGATAGTAGCTGCGAGCAAAACTTAGCCTATTATGAAAGGCTATTTAGGGGGCTAGGAAAATGAAGATAGAAAAAGCGATCGAATTTGTCCTCATTTGCGGCTCGATCATTATACTTTGCGGTTGCGCAGGCACTGAGCCACGGATTATAGCACGCACCCAGTATCAAGACGTGGACAAACCCGTGCGCTGCGACGTGGAGCTGCCGCCAAAGCCTAGCTTTGATAAAACAAACCCGTCGACCGCCGGAGACATAGCGGCATATCACGAGGAGATCGAAAGGCTGCTTTTGCTGTGCGCGGGCAAGGAGCCGCAATGAGCGAGCTAGTGATTAGAAAGATTATGGGTTTTAGGCTTAGCAAAAAAAGGATACTCGAGATAGTTCTATCGGTCCTGCTCGCCTTGATTTTCGGGGCGGTGATGGGATGAGCTGGATCGACAAAGAGTACTGGTACTTACTTTGGGTATTGCTGGTGGGGCTCATCGGCGGGGCCTTGGGGCTGCTCGACGATGACGGAAAACCAAGAAAACATCGCACGAGATGGGCGTTTCTCGCCGCCACTCTTACCGCGGCGTTTCTTTGCGGCGCAACGTTTTCAATCGTGAAATTTTTTATACACGATATTGAATTTTCGCTAGGCGTCGGGGGCATTGTAGCATTTATGGGCGGAGGTTGGGTGCGTAGAAAGATCGACAAGGCCGCAAACAAGAAGATAGAAAGCCTAGGCGGAGATAGCGGTAGCCATACGAAGAGCGAATACGAAGAGGAGCTAAAATGAGCGATGAAGAGATACTGGAGAGTATGCAAGCAAAGCGCACGCGCTGCGTCGTTTATACTAGAGTGATGGGGTATCACCGCCCCGTCGAGAGCTTTAACATCGGTAAGACGGGCGAACACAAAGAGCGCGTCAAATTTAAAGAAAGGATAAAAAATGAAACTGATCATACGTAGATACAAGAACATCAATGACGGCACTATCGGCAAATTTGAGCTAGTAGGCATAAATACCGTGCTGATGACGGGCTATACGCTAGAGTCCGCAGGACCAGATACCACAGCAAGGGGCAAAGATAGGCGCATACCGGCGGGACTTTATCAGGTGGTTTGGCACAAGTCGCCAAAATTTAACCGCGTGGTGCCGGTGCTATACAACGAGCAAGTACCGAAAGATCGCTACATAGAGATCCACGCCGGCAACTATCCAAAGCATACCGAGGGCTGCATCTTGGTCGGAAAATGGGCGAACGACGAGGGAGTGTTTGAGAGCGTCAAAACGTTAGAAGCTTTGCTTAGTTTTATCCAAAACAAGGATTTAGAGGTAGAGATTATAAGCGAAATAAAGGAGCAACGATGAAAAGAAATAACTCGGGTCTTACCCCCCCCCCCCCCCCCCCACCCCCCACCCCCCACCCATCTGCGCGC